GAGAGTACCATGGGAGGGTGCTCCACCTAAAGGATGGATAAAAGGTGGTAGCAAACGTAGAGCATTTGGTTCGGAAGTTGAAAAAGCAAAAGGTACCCAGATTGAAAAAGAAGACGCAAATCCCAAAGGTAGATATCCAAGCAATATTATAGGAGTACTTGACAATCCAGAACATCAAAAATATTTTTATGCTCCTAGAGCCACACGTAAAGAAAGGGGTGAGTACAATGACCACCCAACACCTAAGCCAATTAGTTTAATGAGATATCTAGTGAGAATATACACTCCTAAAAATGGTATTGTGCTAGATCCATACATGGGATCAGGATCAACAGGTATAGGAGCAATTCAAGAACAACGTAATTTTGTAGGTGTTGACAGCAATCAACACTATGTAGATATTGCTCAAAAGAGAATCAAAGAACACTGTGAAGACACAAATTTTGAAAAACTGTTTGACTATGAATAACAAAACATTAAATACACTTGACATTATAAAAAGAATTACTATATAAGAACTATGGATTTATATAAAACATTAGGCGTGAATAGAAACGCATCTGAGGCAGAAATTAAAAAAGCATACAAAAAACAAGCCATGAAACATCATCCTGATAAAGGTGGCGACAGTGCTAAATTTCAAAAATTAAATGAGGCATATGATACTTTAAAGGATCCGCAAAAGAAATCCTATTATGATAGATTTGGATCGACTCCAAATGCTAATCAAGGTGGACATAGATCATACGAATTCAGAACGGATGACTTTCCACAAGATATAGGTGATGTGTTCAATCAATTTTTCGGAGGAGGAAGTCCATTCGGAAGAAGACAACAACAGCCAAGAAAAAATAGAGATATCATTATTGAAGCACAGATTGAGTTGGAAGATGTTTTAAAAGGCAAAGAACTAGTTGCTTCATATAGACTGACAAATGGTCGTGAGCAAAGTGTTAATTTAAGTTTACCAAAAGGTGTAGCAAACAACAGCACCATAAAATTTCCATCATTGGGAGATGATTTACAACAGCATTTACCTAGAGGAGATCTACTTGTTAGAGTAAAAATTAGACCTCACGCAAAGTATTCAAGAGATGGAGTGAACTTACATTGTATTGAGAGAGTGAATGTATTTGACTTGATGTTAGGAACTAAACACACAATTACAACACTTGAAGGAAGAAGTTTGGCGATTACTATTCCCAAAGGCACACAACCTGGCACTGTATTAAGTATTAGTGAACAAGGATTGCCAACAAGAGGCGGAAGAAGAGGAAACATATATTTGACAATCCAAGCAGATATACCTTCAGTAAGTAAAACAGAATGGGTAGAAACATTAACAAGGATAAGAAATGAAATTAATTAAAGCACCCGATGAATTTTTAGAAAAGAAAGTAAAAGATTTCGATTTCAATAGTATGGACGCAGAAAAAATTTCTACAGAAATGTTTGACATTATGAAAAAATATGAAGGTGTAGGTTTGGCGGCTAATCAGGTGGGTATAGATGCTCAAATTTTTATTATGGGTGAAGACAAACCTATGACAATAATTAATCCAATGATTACAGAAGTTAGCACAAATAAGGTTGAAATGATGGAAGGTTGTTTAAGTTTTCCAGGATTGTTTATGAAAGTAAAAAGACCAGATATAGTGGGCGTAAAATACCTTGACACACAACAAAAAGAATGTATAATAAAGTTAGAAGGTTTTCATGCGAGAGTATTTCTACATGAATACGACCATCTTCAAGGCATTACCTTTGATCAAAGAGTTTCAAAAATGCGTTTGGAAATGGCAAAAAAGAAACAAGAAAAAATATTAAAAGGATTTGTAAATGGTTGAACCTAGTGGTGCTTTACAAAGTGTATTTGATAAAGCAGTAAATTTATCCAAGTCATACAAGCACGAATATGTTACTCTTGAACATATGCTGTTTTCTATGTGCGAGGATGAAAAATTTTGTAACATACTAAAAGGTTATGGTACTGATGTGGATAATTTAAAATCACATCTAATAACATATCTTGATCATAAACTAGATGGCATTAAATTATCAGTTGCCAAATACAAACCTAAAAAAACTATTAGTGTTGAAAGAGTGCTAAACAGAGCATTCACGCAAGTTTTATTCAGCGGTAGAACTAACATAGACTTAACAGATGTATTTTTAAGTTTAATGAGTGAAACAAAAAGTTGGGCATATTATTTCCTTGTACAAGCAAAAGTTGATAAAGAAAAATTTATGGACTACCTGCATAGTGAAATAGAAGAAATATTTGAAGATGAAATTGATCAAACTGAAACTAAAAGAGCACTTAACAAATACACATCGAATCTAAATGCTGAAGTAAAGAAGAAAAAAATAGATCCTGTAATAGGCAGAATAGATGAATTAAATCAAATAGCACTCACTATTGGAAGACGAATGAAAAACAATGTGATACTTGTTGGTGATCCTGGAGTAGGTAAAACAGCAATAGCAGAAGGTTTAGCATTCAATATAGTAAATGAAACTTGTCCAGACTTTTTAAAAGGATACGAGGTATACAATTTAGATATCGGAGCAATGTTGGCAGGTTCCAAATACAGAGGTGATTTTGAAGAAAGATTCAAAATGGTATTGAATGGTTTAAAGAAAAAAGGTAAAGCAATATGTTTTATAGATGAAGCACACAATATATCAGGAGCAGGAGCAGGTGGTGGCGGAAACACTGCCAATGATTTAGCGAACCTTTTGAAACCTGTATTAACCAAAGGTGAATTGAAAGTTGTTGCTTCTACAACTTGGGAAGAATATAGAAAGTATTTTGAAAAAGATAGAGCATTAATGAGACGTTTTGCTAGAATCACTGTAGATGAACCAAGTAAAGAAACAACACTAGAAATTTTACAAGGACTTAAAAAATACTATGAAGATTTTCACAAGGCAACAATTACAGACGAGGCAATTACAGCGGCTGTCAAGTTGAGCATAAAATATCAAACAGATAAAAAATTACCTGATAAAGCAATTGATTTAATAGATTTGGCTTGTTCTAGATTTAATCTTAAAGAACAACAAACAGATAGAATAGTAAATGATGAGTCTATACAATATGAATTGTCTAAACTTGTTAAAATGCCGGTAGAAAATATTGCTGAAAAAGAATCCAGCAACCTTGCTAATCTTTCTAAAAATATGAAAGCCAATGTTTACGGACAAGATGAAGCCATAGACATGGTAGTAGATAAAGTGTTGGTTGCTCAAGCAGGTCTAAAACGTGATAATAAACCTATAGGTTCATTTGTGTTTATGGGACCAACAGGATGTGGTAAAACTGAAACAGCAAAACAGTTGGCAGAACAATTAGGTGTGAAACTTGTAAGATTTGATATGTCAGAATATCAGGAAAAACACGCAGTGGCTAAACTGATAGGTTCACCACCAGGTTATGTAGGGTTTGAAGAAAACACAGGATTGTTGGTAACAAAACTACAAGAATATCCTAACTGTGTATTATTGTTAGACGAAATAGAAAAAGCACACCCTGATGTTTCACAGATACTGTTACAAATAATGGATGAAGGTTCCATTCAAGGAAACAATGGTAAAACAGCAAGTGCTAAAAATATATGTTTGATACTAACAACTAATTTAGGTGCCGATCAAGCAGAGAAAAATGTAATGGGTTTCAATACAAGTGCGGATACAGAATATGATGATAAAGATATGAAACGTTTCTTTGCTCCTGAATTCAGAAATAGATTAGATGGCACAGTGGTGTTCAAAAAACTTGCTAAAGAAGTATTAATTAAAATTGTGGGCAAATTTATGTTAGATCTGAAGACACAATTGAAAGAAAAAGATGTTGCGTTAGAACTAACAGATGAAGCAATTGACTATTTGGTTGAGCATGGATATGATGACAAAATGGGTGCCAGACCAATGCAGAGATTAATTGACAACAAAATTAAAAAGGATCTTTCAAAAGAATTACTGTTTGGATCCCTTAAAAACGGTGGTGTAGTGAAGGTCACAGTAAAAGAGAAAGAACTAGCACTAGACATAGGCGACGGTGTCAAATTGCTTGAGAAACAAGCCTAAACGTCAAACCGCCCAATAG